TGACCTTGGTAAGTACTAACAAAGACAGAGGCTCTAGCAAAAGCTTCTTGAGGAGAAGTTTCATCTTGCCAAAAATATCTATCCTTTAAAGTATTAACACTGAAAGCATCTAGTTTTTTATCACGGTCATAATCAATTTCAATACCTAAATATGGTTTGACTCCTACTTTATCTATCATCTTTTCCTTCTATATATAATGCTATAATTCCATAATGAATTATTTTTAATAGTTCTTTTCTCTTCTCATCTTTCTTACCACATCGCATAGCATACTTCATTATATTACCGATACTAAAACTCTCACCGTGTCCAGCATCTATAATCATATCAGTAGCTTGATACTTCCCTTCAGAATAATGTTGGGTATAAGTCGAATCAATATAAGTTTTTATTTCTTGTAAGATTTTATCTTCTTTAAATTTATACTCCACGAATTATCTCCTCTACTTGCGGTTCTTTCTTAACAGTAGTTAAGTAAACAGGACCTTTAGAATATTGAAAAACTCTTAATCCCTTTCCGTCATTAGAATCTTTATGACATTCAAACTTATGAGGACAGTAGTTACATTCACGTGCTAATTTGAAATTACCAGAAGAACCTTCGGGTGTTGGTTGATAACAAAACTCAGGTGGTTTTTTACCCTTAAGTGCAGACTTAACCTTTTTAATTTTAGTCCTTATGTTGGGTTTGTCAAGGTCCTCAGGCAGAAAGAGGCATAATTCTCCCGTTACTTTATTGATGGCTAAGAAACCTCCGGCTTCTGAACCCTCAGCAGTTTCATATCCAGCAAGTTGAGACATGTAACCAAANCTATCATGCTCTGGTAATGTCCCTGATTTAAATTTCTTAAAGCCAAAGTCAGAGGCAGACTTAATATCTATAACTTCACCATCAATCTTACAGTCCATATGACCCATGATGCCATCTATCTTTATTTCTTTTTGTTCGTCTGTAACTTTATGTCCAGCTATCTCAACCAAGAATAAGACCAGTCTTTCTAAGATATGACCATATAAAAACTTTATCATTGTTGGTGCATCCACACCGACATCTTGTTTGTTAGAGTTCATGTCATACCATAACTGTCTTTGAGGTTTACCAATGTTTGACATTCTTAAAGTAAACTTTCTTTTACCACGAGGAGTAGCCCAGTCTCTTAAAGCATGTTCCATATAAACTCCAAAAGATTTATATTGCTCGTCTGTTATTTTTAATGGTTCACCTTCACCAAGCTTACCTACAACATTATAGATATCATCTATCAAAGTATTTAATTGTTTATTTTTTTTCATAATTAATTATTGTTTTTAAAGTTTCAGGATTTACAAAAGCACTAAGTTTAATGAGATACATTCTACTAGCATTATGGTCTCCNCCTGAAACAGANGGGAAAGAGTTTTGTTCTATTAGTTTTTTTAAGGTGTCTACTTTAATTAAGATGGACCAATAAATTTCATCACCGTCACATAANTTATGTAACCAGTAATCAGATTCAGTAGCCATGATGCCAGAAGGTTTACCATAGCTTTGATATTCAATAGCTATATTCCCNGTGGATAACCACATGCCTCGTTCTGATTTAACTTCTATCTTACAGTTAGATATTATATTGAGAAAGTTATCTTCAAATTTTTGACCATACTTTAAATCTAGGTCAAATTTTTTACGGTCTGCTTTAGTGGGTTTCACTCCAGTTTCCTCCTACTTTGTACTCACCATCAAGAGGGCAGAACATATTAAAGTGTTCTCCTGCTTCTCTAAGAGCAGAGACAGCTAACTCTCCGGCTTGGTCTGCCTGAGATTTTACTACTTCTATCTGCCATTCATCGTGAATATTTCCAACAAAGTTTGCATTTATATTTAATAAATTAAACTTATTGTTTAATAAAGTTAAAGCCTTTTTCATAACTATTGCTCCACCACCTTGTAATAAAGTATTCAAAGCAGCATGTTCGCTTCTGACATATATTTTTCTACCATCTATACCCTTCAAGAAACCACGTGAGGCGGCTTTAGTGACCCTCTGACGTAAGCTTTTAAAGGCTGGGAGATTATCTAAGAATCTTTCTTTTAATTCTTTTCCAGAGGCTCTGTTGCCTCCGACTATTTGACCTATCTTAGCATCTCCTGCTCCATAAACTAAAGCATAAATAAAAGTTTTGGCTTGGTCCCTAGTCTCAAGACCTGCCATGTTTTGATTAGCAGTATGGATATCACCGTGTAAGATTTCATTTTTGTAAGCATCGTCTTTCATATAGTGAGCTAACATTCTTAACTCTAAACCACTAGCATCAACACCAAGTAGTTTATGTTCAAGAGGAACAATCCAACAAGCTCGGCATTCTTTACCGTACAAGGAACCCATGTTAGGAACCTGAGCCATGTTTGGATTACGGTGTGTCATACGACCAGTNATAGTACCGTTGGTTATTACTTGACCATGAACTCTNCTGTCCGGAGCNAAGGCAGTTAACCAAGAGTCTACTTGTGCTATNCGTTTTTGATATAGTAAATAATCTGCTATGAGTTTAGCTTGAGGGATGTCTTTGATTTTTGATAANATGTTTTCATCAACTATTGGTTGACCAGTAGGAGTAAACTTCTTAGGCTTCCAACCAAAGTCTATTAGGTATTCTCCTATNTGTTTACGTGAACCTAAATTAAACTGTTGTAATTTTCTACGGTAAAAAGGTTTGTCCATACAGTCATCGTATTCTTGTTCAGTTAAACCTACTCTTGAAAGACTACCATCTTTCTTCAGCTTAGGAACAACTAGTTTGTCTCTCAACAATCTAGGTTTAAATACTTTATGTACTTCGTTCTCGACCTCAAACATTTTTTCTTTTAAAGAAGCTACTAATAAAGTAGCATATTGTTCATCAAATAAAAAGCCATGTTGTTCNTGACCNTTTAAAATCTTAGCAACCTGATGTTCCAACTCGATGCTTTCTAAACTAAAACCTTTACCGGTTCTCAACAAAGCTTTATAAACAGCTTCGTTTAATTCAACATCTCGACTACAGTAATCTAACATCTCAGCAGAGTAGNTATCAAAGTCAGGCTGTTCTTGTTTGGGGATGCCTAGACGATAACCCCAGTTCTGAAGACTGTGTCCGTTTTCTTGGACAGGATTAAAGAGCCGAGATAAAACTAAAGTATCTACAACTGTATTGGTAAAGGTGATGTTGTAAAGTTTTTCTAAAACAGGTATATCGTAGCCAAGGAGGTTGTGTCCGATTAGAGTATCTGCTTGTTTTAGGAGGGCGATACCCTTGTCGATGCAATCGGGTCCAAATCTATAGACCTTCTCCTCATCAAGACCCTTAGCTACGAGACACCAGACTTTATCAGGTTGAAGACCATTAGCCTCAATATCAAAAATAATTTTAGAAGGAAAGTGGTTCATAATCTTTCTTGTTCATGACAAATTCGTCAAACTCTGGTTCTTCTACTTTTTCATGTAGCCTACCTGTTTCATTATCATATAGTAGGTGACANGCTAAGCCAGTATCTCCTGTGTATCTAGACTTCAACACTCTTAGTTTAGTTGTGTTGGCTTCTTCAGGGTCCTCTGCTTGTTGATTCCTCTCTAATGCTATCACACAATCAGATAATTGTGCAATGCCCTGTGAACCTTTAAGGTGAGAAAGCGAGACCTCAACACCTTGTTCGTGTCCNTTATCTCCGGAGGCTCTTCTGAGGTGAGAGACAAGGAGCATACCTACCCCTGTTTCTTCGACCAGACTTCTAAGCCTATTCATTAAAGTATCAATACCTCTCCTCTCATCCCCTTCTGTTAAGACATTCACTAACATATGTAGGTGGTCTACAATAACCCACTGACATTCACAGCCGACAATAATATATCTCAGCTTAGCAAAGATATCTTCTATATCTGTAGCTCCAAGNTGAGCATGAATAAAGACCCGACCTTCTTCAATNACTTCATCAAATAAAGTTTCTANTTTTTCTNNTGAATAAAGATTTCGTTTTTCATTCAGGTAAATCCTGTCGTTAGCTTCAATAGAAACAATACCATCTGCAGTACGTTGCCAGTTTTCTTCCAAGGCTACGATACCTACATTGTCCTTAGTATTTTTTATTATCCAGTGTTCTAATTCTCTGGTCACACTAGACTTACCAAGACCTGTTCCACCAGTAAAAGTTACTAGCTCTCCTTTCCTCAGCCCGTACAACTTATTGTTTAAGCCTTCCCAAGGATAAGGAATACTAGGTTTAACTTCTCGGTGGAGCCAGTCTTTTTTCTGTGCTGATAACTCAATGATACCGGAAGGAGTATACTGCTTAGCTTCCCAAAAGCTTTTAGTAAACTCGGTAAACTTACCTTGCTTGAGCATATCGTTAGCATCTTTATAGCCATTAGGTAAGCTCATAATTTTAATCTTGCCCGGCTTAACAATACGGGCTACTTTTTTAGCCGCCTCTTTACCTTGTTTATCATTATCAAAACAAAGGACAACGTGTTCAAAAGATTCAACAAACTCAAGAGATTCTCTGATATCTTTGACNGCACCTGATGCTCCTCTTTTTAAAGAGACCACACAATATTTACCTTCAAAGATTTGATAAGCCGCCATCGCATCGCACTCACCTTCAGTAATAGTAAGATACTTACCACCTTTGTTTCTGAATAACTGTTCACCAAACAGACCTGTATTATCAAAGGTCCCGCCAAAAGAAAATCGTTTATCGTTAACGTATCTAGTTTTGGTGCCTACGATTTCATCCCCATTAAAATAAGGATAGATGTGTTCTTGAATACCACCGGCTTTATCGGTAACTGAACGTACTCCGAATCTTTTAGCAGTGGCTTCTTTAATACCACGGTCTATTAAATCGTGGTAACTACCTTGATAGGTAGACAGAAAGGTATTAGATTCTTTAGGTTTAAGACCTTCTGGTTTTTTATAGTCAGGAAAGAAAGCATCACAACTAAAACATTTAGCCGAGCCATCTTCATTGACGGAAACTGCATCACTTGATTTGCACAAACTGCAAGGTAGGTGATACTCTACCCATGTACTTTTTGATTCCATATGCCCTCCAAAAAGTGAGGGTCCGAAGACCCTCTTACTATGAAAAATTCAAATTAATTCTCAGACGATTCTGAATCATCAGAAGCTTCCGCTTCTTCCTCTTCAACCAATGCCTCATCTGTTAGTAGAGGTCTGAGTTCCTCTTGTAACTTGTCATTGGATTTTTGTAGTGAGATTTGAAACTGGTTATTGAAAGCCATTTGACTAACATAAGCCTGTACTTGTTGTCTAACTTGTGGGTCAGATAACTTTTCAGTCTCGAAACTCTTACCATCAAAATTGATAATCATTAAAATTCCTC